GGCAGGAAAGCCGGCCGGCATTCCGCGACGCTATAAAAAAAGCGCGGCGAGAATTAGAGGCGAGTTTACTGGATTCAATAAGCGAAGCAGGCGCAAAGCATTGGCAGGCAAAGGCTTGGATAGCGGAGCGAGTGTTCGGATATGCGCAGCCAAGCGCCCGTGTGGACGTCAAAGCAGAGTTGAATCATGGACTGTCGCCAAGCTTGGCGGCGATGCTCGCCGGAATCCATTCGCGCTCAGGTACTTATGTAAAATCTGCACAAGTCGTTGATACACAACAACATCATTTGTCGCACAAGAAGTATTGTATAAACCAACCTCTTCCCTCCTCTGAAAATCCGCGAGAGGAGAAACTAATTAAGCGTAAGTTAGTGAGACTAAGGAAGTTACAACGTACCACCACGACCCCCGGGGACGCCCCCAATCCCCCAAAATTTTCGCATACCCCCCCAGAGAAAACCGACCAAAACAAAAAGGAAGATGGCGAAGCCGCCCAAGAGCAAGCGTAAGTCGCCAGAAGAAGTTCTTCAGGACATCGCAACTCCTGAGGGTTTCGCGCAGCACGTTATCGGTATTAAGCTTTACGATTGGCAGCGTGCGGTCCTGCGAGATCTCGCCAAGGAGCAATCCCGTGTAGCCTTGCGTGCCGCCAACGGTTCCGGCAAGACCAGCACCGTCATTGCGTCTATTTTGCTTTGGCATTGCTTTTGTTTTAAGCGGTCAATTTCGGTTACGACCGCCGGTGTATTCCGGCAGGTCGAATCGCAGTTGTGGCCGAGCCTTCGCAACTACGTTGCCCGCTTGGGTGGTGGTTGGGACGTAACATCAGGAGAGATTCGATACACGGACCCGCAGGGCGATACAAGCAGAATTATTGGGTATTCCGCAACCGACCCCGGGCGTGCGGAAGGATGGCACGCCGAAGACCATACCAAGCACCCCCTGCTTATGGTTGTGGACGAGGCAAAGTCTGTCGCTGACCCATTGTTCGAGGCCATCAGTCGCTGCCAACCCACCCGCCTGCTTATTGCGTCCAGCCCCGGGGGTACCAGCGGAGCCTTCTACCGCGCGTTTACCAAGGAGGCGAACATGTGGAAGACCCACGCCGTAGCCGCCAAGGACTGCCCGCATATACCGCAAATCCAGATCGACGAGGTTATCCAGCGGTACGGCGAGAAGCATCCCCTGACCCGCTCCATGATCTATGGCGAGTTCGTTGACATAGGCGCCGAGAGTCTTGTCATTAGCCTTACCCAGATCCAGAACTGCCAGAATAGCCCGCCAGACTACAAGCCTGCGGAACGGGTGGCCGGGGTCGATTTTGCGGCCGGCGGTGACTGCAACGTGCTTTGCGTACGTGACGGCAACAAGGTACTACCTATGGTGGCTTGGCGCGAAAGGGATACCATGTCTGCCGTTGGGCGGTTTATAGTAGAGTTTAAGAAGGCCGGCCTGAAACCTGAGAACATCTACGCCGACGCCAGCGGTCTTGGCATGGTTATGTGCGACGCCTTGGCAGAGGCTGGTTGGGACGTTAACCGGGTTAACTTTGGTTCCACCCCATACGACCCCGACGCCTACACTAACCGCGCCGCCGAGATGTGGTACGGGATGTCCAAGAAGATCGAGGCGTGCGAGATCATTCTGCCCGAGGACGACGACCTGATTGCTCAGCTAACTTGCCGCCGCACCACGACCAACTCCAAGGGCAAGCTAGGCGTAGAATCCAAGGACTCGATGCGGTCCCGTGGCATCGCATCACCCGATCGTGCGGATGCCCTTGCCCTCTGCTTAGATGGTGGTAATCTTCGGTTTGATTTGACTTTCCCCGTCGAGAAGCCAACGTGGAGGTCATTGCAAGCCCTGATGGAATCGAGCGATCCTGTCATGGCTGGCTTCGATGCAGGAGGTTAATATGAATATCTGGAACTGGATTACTGCAAACTGGACTGAGATTGTTGCCGCCCTCGGTGGCATCGTGCTTGCTGCGCGTATCATTGTGAAGCTGACCCCGACCCCTGCCGATGATTCGGCGCTGGAAAAAGTTGTCAACTTCCTAAAGACGCTCGGTCTCCACATTAAATAACTTTAAGTGATCGGTGCGATACTTAACATCATTGCATCGATCCTTCGCCTCATCCCCGGTTGGCGCGAGAAGCGCATCGATCGGGCAGAGGGCGATTGGCGCAACAACCGTGACGCCATTGATCGCGATCTTGGCCCTAAGCCTTGGTGGGTGCGCCACGACGACCCCCGTAACGAATACGACCGGGGCCGTTGAGGCTCTGATGCGCGATGAGAACTACCCTGCTGTACGCGATTCTTCTCCTGCCGTCCGCGCATGGTCAAAACGCGCTTTGCATTATATCAACGATCTTTCGTTTGAACTAAACCGGGAACGCGACAAATGAACGCTAAAGACACACGCCGCAACGACTACTACGTCAGGATCATCGAGGCTCTTAACCAGCGCGAGACTTGGGAGAACCGGCAGCGTTTGTTCTATCAGGCCCGGTACTTCGGTGTCCGCCGGAAGGTCAAGCCTTGGCCTACCGCCGCTGACCTGCACGTTCAGTTGATCGATACTGCGATCGAGAAGCTAAAGCCCTCCTTCGTCAATTCCGCCATCGGCAACGACATCCTTTCCAGCTTTGTTCCCATGCGGCAGCAGATTGCCCCGCTCACCGTTTCCGCCGAGCGTTGGTTCGATTACCAGATGCGCGAGCGTACCAACTTTCAGAAAGAGATTGTTTCCGTAATCGACAACATCCTGCTCTACGGCCGTGGCGTTGCCAAGGTGATCTGGAACGAGGACAAGAAGCGTATTGACTTCGAGGCGATCGATCCCTTCCATATTATCGTACCTTCCTACACCAAGGAATTCAAAGATGCCGACTTCATTGTTCACATCATCTCAACGAGCGTCGACTCCTATAAGGCAAATCCGCTTTACAAGCAGGACGAGAACTTTATTAAAACCATTTCGGGTAAACCGTCCAAATCGGTGGGCCTACGAAGTGAGATTCAGGACGAGATTTATCGACGCGAGGGAATTACTCAGGAAGCTGAGAACGATCGCATCATTCTTTGGGAAATGTATACGCCGACCGAGGACGGATGGAAGGTCGAGACTTATAGCCCGCTGGTTGTCACCGAAGATGTAAGGAAGCCGTTCGTTCTGCCTTACAAGCATGGCGAACCGCCCTTTGTGGATTTCCCCTATGAGATAACCGGGGGAGGTTGGTATAGCCCACGGGGAGTTGCAGAAATTCTCCTCCCCGGAGAGAATCTGCTCAACAAGCTGAAGAATAGCCTGAGCGATTACGTTGAGCTTGCCAACCGCCCTGTTTTTGAAGCACAGAATCCGGTAAGCCTGAACACGGCGAACCTGAAGATGCAGCCCGGTCAGATCCTGCCGCAGGGTCTCAAGCCGGTGCAGTTCAGCCAGCCTCCGTTCGATTTCCAGCGCCTTATGCTGGAGGAGCGGATGCTGGCCGAGCAGCGGATGGGCAACCCTGACTTTGCCGCTGGCTCGCAGTATCAGGTGTCCGACCGCAAGACTGCGACCGAGATCGCGGCCATGCAGGGTCAGGCGGCTGCCTCCGGGGATCTGCGCAATCGTATTTTCCGAATGGGCTTGGCCCATCTCTTCAAGCAAAGCTGGGCGCTTTACGTCCAGTACAACAAGAAGGATCTCATGTTCCGCTATGCGGAAGAGACCGGCTCGATGCCGCCCGAAGGTATCCACGAAGATTACTCGATCGAGCCGAAGGGCGGAATGGATTTCATCAACCGCCAGTTCTCGCTCCAGAAAGCCGTCGCCCGAATGCAGATGTTCCTGAACAATCCGTTCGTCAATCAGGGCGAACTGGTCAAATCCGTTATCGAGCAGGATGACCCGAGCCTTGTTCGCCGCCTCTACCAAGACCCGCAGGCCGGCACCGGGGATCAGGCTGAGGATCAGGCGACCGAGATTGCGACCATGCTCGCCACCGGCTTCCCGGTCCAGATCAAACCGTCCGACGATCACAAGGCCCATATCCAAGTTCTTTTCCAATTCAACCAAGCCGCCCAAGCGCGTCAGCAACCCGTGGATCAAATGTCCATGCAGGTTCTCATGCAACACTTGCAGCAACATCTCGCTGCGCTTGAGCAGGTCGATCCGAACACATCCCGCGCCATTCAGAAACAGCTTCGTGACGCAGCCAAGGCAGAAGCCAAGGCAATGGAGCAGCAGGGCGGGATGGTTCCTGACGAAGGAGCAAATCAACCTACCTTGCAAACCACGGGATGATCGTCCCGGTGATGCGAGACGCCTTCCAGCAGGAAGGCTTGGCTAAGTTGTGTCAGTGGGCCAACGAGAGCGGCGCCAACGGTGCTGCCGTTGAGATTGGTTCCTATAGCGGAGAAGGCACCGAGGTTATCGCCAAATACTTCAAGACCGTGCTTGCGGTCGATCCTTGGATCAACGGGTATGACATCGGTGACGTTGCGAGCCAGCAATGCCCAATGAAGTTTGTTTTCGAGGCTTTCCAGAACCGTACCAAGCCCCTTGGTAACGTATCTTTCAGCCGTGGGAAAAGCCTTGACGCCTTGGAGTTTGTTGCCGATGGTTCGCTGGATCTGGTATATGTTGACGGCGATCACAGGTATGAAGCGGTGCTGGCAGACGTCAAGGGCTGGGAGCCGAAGCTACGTCAGGGAGGGATCATGGCTGGACACGATTGGAGTTTCCCGGCAGTACAGAAGGCTCTGGGCGAAATCTACAAAGATGCGAAGTTCGTCCTTTTCCAAGGCGACAGTTGGGCGCTGATGTCATGAGGAAGCTGCGTGCAATCCTAGCCTTCATCCGCAACCAAGAGTGGGTTGAGGAACCCAAGTGGCTCGATGAGGATGAGCGGGCGCTTAAGTCTTTCATGGGTACGCCGGCCGGACAGAAGCTTAGTCTTATACTTTTGAACCTAACTTTGCGCCAGAATGCTGCCGCCGTGATGAAGAAAGAAGAAGCACTTGCGGAGGCGTGCGGGTATGCTAAAGGTTTCCGTGGTTGTGTTGCGACCATTGAGTCGCTTGCGACCGCAAAATTAAACTCGGCCGTCCCGGGCTACGGGGACGATGCCGATGAACCAGTAGCAAACTAACCTCCCGGCAGGAATGACTCCCCTGCTAAAGAGTGTAAGAAAGGGTCAAAATGGCGGATTCAGGAAATCTTACCGAAACGGAAATTCTTGCAATGGCTGCCGCAGCCGACGAGGGCCGGGAATACAATCCCGAACCCAAGAAGGACGAAGCCAAGGCAACAACTGAAACGGATAAGGTTAGTGGAAGTACCGAGCAGAAGCCCACGTCTGCGGAAGAAGCCGAACCAAAACAGGAAGCCTCGAGTGAGGCTCCCGCAACCGAGGAGAAATCCGAGGAAGCGAAAAGTTCTCTAACAACGCAACCAGAAGATTCCAAGCCAGATTCGGCTTCCGAAAAGAAGCAATCTAGGTATGAGAAGGCCAAATCGCGACTCCAGAAGGAGTGGGAAGATGTCCAAGCAGAAAAAGCTAAACTCAAGGCAGAGCGAGAAGCCCTTGAGTCGGCGCGAAATGCAAGGACGACTCCAGAGGCTCCTAAAGAAGAGGCAAAGCAAAGCAGTCGAAAATTTAGCCCGGAGGATTACCGGGAAGCGGCAAAGAACTATCGTGGCGAAGGCCGCGACGATCTTGCGCAGATTGCAGAGCAAAGAGCCTCGGAAGTAGAAGCGGAAGAGCGAAAGGAGATTGAGGAGAAGACCAAGACGGAGATGAAATCCGCTTGGGACAGGAATCTCCTCAAAGAGGTTGAGGAGAATCCCGAACTTAAGGATTCCTCAAGCTCCCTCTACAAGGCCGTGTCTCAAATGTTGGAACAGCATGCGATCCTGCGGAACTATCCCGCCGGGATTAACGATGCGGTTCAGATTGCCAAGATGCGCATTAAGGCGGACGCCGCATCTGGTTTGGAAAAGAAGGTTGCAGAGTATGAGCGAGAAATTGCTCAACTCAGAAAAGCGACGACCCCGGCTTCGGGTCAACCGTCAGGTCCGGCCAAGACCAAGGCTTTTCACGAACTCTCGCTAGACGAGCAGGAACGTGAATTGATGAGGATGGCGGGCGAGGTTGATCGGAACGGTTAGCCGCAAAGGATATAAACTAAAATGGTCACTACTGGTTCAGTAACCGCACAGTTCCAGACGTACTTCTCGAAGGCGTTGCTGGAGCGTGCGCTCCCCTTGCTCCAGATGGAGCAGTTTGCTATGAAAACCCCCTACCCGACCAAAACGGGTGGGAACAAGACGATCCGGTTTTTCCGGTTCTCAGACCCGAGCATCAGCGCTATCGCCAACCTCTCCGAAGGCACCACGCCTTCCAGCGGTGACGAGCGCGATCTGACGCTCTCCTCGGTCGAAGCCACGCTCGTGCAATACGGGTCCAAAATCATCCTCACCGATGTTTTGCTGGCCACGGAATTGTTCTCGCATCTGGCGCAGGCCACCAAGCAACTCGGCGAAGACGCCGCGCTGCACGCCGACACCCTCTGCCACCGCGCTTTGGTTCAGGATTCCTCGACCAGCACTGGCACTGGCGTTGCCGTCAAGTCCTACGCTCGTTATGCCCAGAACGGCACTAACGGCACGACCTTCGGCACGGCCTCCACCCCCAACAGCAGCATGACCGCCACCGACCTTCTGGACGGTGCGACCAGCCTGTTCATCGCCCGCGCTCCCAAGATCAAGGACGGCTACGCGCTCGTCGCGCATCCTGCCGTTATCCGCGATCTCCAACAGGACGATGATTGGTTGAAGGTCTCCAGCTACTCCGCCCCGGATCAAATCTTCAAGGGCGAAACTGGCAAACTGTTCGGCGTGAGCGTGATTAGCTCCACCAACGTTCAGACGTTCAACACCAGCGCCTCCGGCGTGGGTGAAGCCACTGTCAGCACCGGCGCGGTCTACGCGAATGTGTTGCTCGGCGGCGGTGCGTTTGGCGTTCCGAGCCTGTCCTCGGTCGCCGCTTCCGGCTCGCCCTTCGCTCCGAAGGTCACGATTCTGGATGCCGCTGACAAGTCCGACCCCTACGGCCAGCGCGTCGTGGCGTCCTTCAAGACGTTCTACGCGGCCAAGCAGCTCGACCCTCGGTTCTTCCGGGTGTTGTTCAGCAAGTCGAACTACTCGTAATTCTAATGGGAGCCATGCTGATTATCGGTATGGGTCCCCGGAAGGCGGGGGAGGGTAAAACCTCCCCCGCTCCTTCCACCAAGGAGAAGTCCATGAAATCAGGAATGGTTAAGCTTCCTCTGTCCATGTTTGAAATCAGCGAGGGCGAGGAAAATTCCGCGCCTGAAGTTGGCGACATGGTGGAACTCGAAGGCAAGGTGGAGTCGATTGATGGCGATATGGCCGTCGTGAGCGTAAGCAATGCGATGGCTGAAGAGTCTGAATCCGAAGAATCCAACAAGCCAGAGATGTCCGAGGAAGACCGGATGATGAAGATGGCCGAGGAGTCCGACAAGGAGAACTACGCCTAATGCCGATCTACCAGTACGAAGACACCCGCAACGGATCTGTCGTCGAACTGGAGAAACCGGTGGCGGAACGGGACTCAGTCCCGGGTTACCTTAAAAGGTTCCAAGTGCCACAAAGATTGAGCCTAGTGGGGGTTGGCGAACCCCTCGACAATCCGCTGGGAGTCAATCAAACAAATCTTATGAAGGGGTATTACCGCCAAGAACAAAAGCTTGGCAGTAGATTCAAGAGCCGGTACACGCCAGATAGTATCAAACGTGCGGCGGCTCAAAGGAGATAATATGGCGAAAGAATTTGTACGTTCCGAACGTAAGGCCAAGGGCAAGGCTCTCCGCTTTGATTCCCAAGGCTTCACCAATGTGTTTGAGATCACGGCGTCTTCCAGCGGCGGCACGGTTAACACCGTTGCGACCGCTCCGGCTTCGCTCAACGTGACCCTCAACGGCACTTCCTACCGCATCGCACTGCACAGCTAATGCGCCTTCTATCCAGACTTACTCTGGGTGAAGCGGGGACGACCATTGCAACCTCTGCTTCCACCAATGATGGATCTTTCGATGGCGTGACGGCTCTTTCGGCTGGAACCATCGGACTGACCATCAGTGGCGTGACGCACACGGGACTCGCCCTAGCTGGCGGGGCAACGGTTGTTGGGGATATTTCCCAAGTGATCCTGTCGTCCGGTGGGCCTATCGCAATCTACGTCCGCAAGGACTAAATTTGTGGTTAGGGCGTTGACGCTCTGCCTTCTGCTTGCCGGGTGCAAGCCGGAGCAGAGCGTTGACGACTTCCCAGAAACCATCTACCCTAATACCCCAACGATGCAGAGCGCAGTTGACGCAATGGAGACAAAATAATGGGCCGCCAGTGGAACACGATTATTGAGAGCTTGGGACCGCTATCCGGCGGGACTATGTCGATTAACGCCAATCTTACCGAGATTGAGGCGTTGCTTACCACGCTTCAGGCGGATGTGGCCGATGGCATTACGGTTTCGTCCGGCACGGTTAATATTGGAAATAACAATTTTCAAATCAAATCGGTAACTGTTAATGACGGATCAATTTCAATTACGGCTCCCAATACTGGTTCATTTAGATTGTTCGTGCCAACTGGAGGAACCGCTACTCTTAACAACATTTTTGGCGCAACTCCAAGCTGGATTGTTGCCTATTCAGAAAGTGTAACATTCATATCTGACAGCGGATCTGAAGCTCCATATTTTCACGATGGGTCTGGGTGGGTTCTTAACGATTTTACAACCCCTGCTGGAACGCTTCCTTTGTCTGGAACAAAATTTGTAACCAATCTTGAGGAAACAAAAACAATATCACTTGTTAATGGTTTTTCAGCAACCCAAACAGATTCACCGCTAGTTACTTCCGGTGCTGTATTTTCAGATTCAGTTATTAGGCCGACCAGAGGATCGACCACAATCGGAACGCTTACGGCTGGAACAACGAATGGAACTTTGTTTGCGGCCAGTTCAACAAGAAATTATTTGCTGATTCAATGTACTTCTGGAACTGCTTTCATTGACACCAATGGAACTGCAACAGCGTCAAATGGTATCCAGCTATCCAGCGGACAGGGAATTACCTTTGAGGGATCGTTTATCCCGACCGGAGCCATCGCTGCAATCACAAGCACTGGTACAGCAAGATTGATCGGAAGGCAGGGTTAGTCATGGGTTTTTTTGGCGGCGGAGGAGGGAGTGCGGCGAGCAACATGGTCGGAGCCACAAGCTCCACCGCAGGCGTTGCTGGCTTGGTTCCAGCTCCGGCGGCGGGTGAAGAGCGTCATTTTCTTTCTGGGGGAGCCACATTTTTACCCAACATTCCTTTGGTTAGGCCAACATCAGCAAGCGGAAGGCTGATTGGATGCATAGGGGCGAACACAAGGGCAAACCAAAATTATGGTAATGCCCAATCCAATACAATATTTTCTCCAATTTTTCTTCCATCTGCAACCCTTACTGCTATTGGCTTGACATTTTTTTCGCAGAATACTGGAAATGTTAGATATGGAATTTATGATTCATCGACAGGCAATCTTCCGACAACGCTTTTGGGCAGCGGTGTAGCCTCAACATCAAGTGGGGCGGCAGCAAATGCAGCAGTTGTGGTTTCTGGTCTTTCAGTATCACTCAAAGGAGGGATTTACTGGATTGCGCTTCAACAAGACACAAATAACAGCGTCAACCACATTACTTCTGGCAACGGATGGGCGTATCAATTTGCTGGATTTACAAGTGCCGGACTTCTTACAGGACAAACTCTTTCTTGCGCTCGATCTTATAGTTCTGGTCTTGAATCAACCAGAACCGTTGCGATTGATTATACATATTCAGCTTGGCCTCTTTTCTATGTAACCATATGAAGCAATATATCTTTGAAAATGGACAGCTTGTTTCGGTTGTGGACAACAGAAGTCTGGCTGAAGCCATAAGTCTTAATATTGAAGTTAATAGGGAGAAGGCAACTCAAGCTATTCAAGCGGCTGGCCTAGACGAATCCACCCAACAAAACGCCGCCCTTGGCATCTATTCACCCGAGCGTTGCGAGGCCATTAAGTCCTATATCTCCGCCTGCCGCAACGAATACCTGCGTTGCAAGGCTCTGATCCTTGCCGCCCAGACCAACGACGAGGCCGATGCCGTCCAGTTTGTAGCCCCTCCAGTGCCGGAAGGTATCTAGTCCATGTGCAAAAGCATCGCCATCTGGCTCACCAATTTGAGTTTGCGTTTCTTGATGACGCAAAAGGAGTACGCCTGTTTCAGGGAGGCGTTGAGGTTTGCCGGGGAGAACAATACGGTTGCGAGGGAGACGAAGTACATCGGGAAGGTGAAGCACCTATTGAGCGTCAACCGCTCGATCAAGCGCATTGTGGAGGAGGGTCGGGATCGGGACGAGATTGTGGACGCTGTCGTGCATCTGGCCGTTGCGCTAAAGTATCTGGAGGGTAAGGGTCGTGAGTCTTGATGAGATCCATGACCTTCGGGAAAAGTTTGGCTCAATGTCCGAGCGGCTTGCCCGGATGGAAGAACGTCAAGTTACCCTGATCGGGATGGTGGAACGCTCCTTATCCAGCTTTGGCGACCTGTCCAACAGGGTGACATCCCTAGAACACCTTAAAACCAAGATGCTCCTTGTGGCAGGCTCCATAGGTGCTATAGTCAGTGTGGTTTGGGATGCGATCCGCTCCCGGCTCACCCAAGGAGGATAAATGGCTAGTTTAGCAAATCAAAACATTAGCGAGAGCTTTGGGCAGTTGCTTAAAACAGCCGGAAGCAGCGTTAGCCCTGCGCTGCAAAACATTACAGGCGGGAATGATACTGCTACCGCTCTCCAGCTATCAACAACCGGCGTTCAAAGCACTGGTTCTTTCGGCGTTGATGGTGCAAGCACTCTTACTGGTCTAGTAACCTTCGGAACCAGCCTAACCGCATCCACCGGAACCTCCACTATCGGAACCCTTTCCGCAAGCACGGCGACCATTTCCACGGCTACAATCAGCACGGCCACGATCAGCACGGCTACGATCAGCACGGCCACGATCCCGCTCCAGCTTGGCGCAGTCACCTTTGGCTCCAACATAACGGCATCCACCGGGACTGCCATCATCGGAACGCTATCCGCAAGCACGGCCACGATTTCCACGGCCACTATCCCGCTCCAGCTTGGCGCGGTGACGTTTGGTTCCACCATCACCGCCTCCACCGGCACGAACACCCTCGGCACGATCAGCGTAAACACGGCCACCATCGGAACCATCTCCACGCTTAATGGTCTGTCTGTTGCGACCACAGCCACGGTCGGCACGCTTGAGATTGGTGCAACAGGACCAAACCTCACAAATGCCTCATACGGAACTGCGGCTTTTACGCTTTCAACGGTTTCAGCCTACAACGCTGGCGGAACAACCAACGGAACGGTTGCCCTTACCGGGGCGCAGAATAGCGATATTGTTATTGGAACTCTAAACTCACTCGGGTCTGCGACCGGTTCTTCCGGCTTGATTATCGGCTTTCATTGCATAGCGAACAACGTGGTTCGCTACTCCATCACCAACCCGACCACTACTGCTGGCACGGTTCCCGCCGGAACCCTGCACATGACCGCACTGAGGTTCACGGCTTAATATGGCTATTAAATTTAATCGCTCCCAAACCTTCGCCACCAACGGCACGGTGACTGCCGCCGGGTTGCACAACCTTATTGATGGAACCGACATCTATCAGGCGTTGATCACCGATCAGACCAACCTTACTTCGGTTGGCTCCGGCGACGAGCTATTGATTGCCGATGCAGACTTGACCGCTGGAGATGCCCCTCGTGCCGTTACGGTTAACGAGTTGTTTGAGGATGCGCTGACGATCAGCACATACACCAACGCCAATCTCACTAATATTTCCTACGGCACATCCACCGGCACTCGGCTTGTTTCAACAAATGCCTCGATCACGACCGGCACGATTCCGAACCTTACCTCAAGCACGGCAAGCATTACTATTGGAACCATTCCGAACCTTACCGCTGGAACCACGACTTCCACTGCCGCCAACATCACCAACGGAACAATCCAGACGCTTACCTCCAGCACTGCTACCATCACAGGCGGAACCTTCAGCGGTTTGCTGAATAGCTCCACTGGAACTTTCTCCGGTGCGATTAACAGCACTGCCGGGACGATTGCAAATTTAACAACTACGCTTTCTGGAGATGTGACTATCAGCAGTGGTACATCTACTGTAAGCACCCGTGTGGCCGTGGTCAACACGGCGCAGGAATATACTGCGACCCACAACTTCAACGCCACCAGCCTCACGATCAGCACCGGCAGCACGATTGCGTGGGATTTATCCGCCAATCAGGTTGCCAAGCTGGAAGTGACCACCAACTCAACCCTAAGCACCCCGACCAACCCGGTTGACGGCGCAACTTATATGCTGGTCGTTACCCAAGGAACGGCTGGAAGCAACACTCTTTCCTTCAGCACGGCCTACAAGTTCCCCGGAGGAAATGCTCCAACTCTATCTGTCGGATCTGGTGACGTTGACGTTCTCGCCTTTGTTTCCAACGGAACCGTACTCTACGGCGTAACCAGCCAAGACTTCTCCTAACCCCTATGCCTTGGCCCGTCCATCCGACCGGCTTCTTTGGGGCTAGGGGCGACTCAGATACCTACCGCATTGAGCGTAGCCTGCGGTTTAATGACAATGATTCCGCATATTTATCAAGAACTTTTGGATCTCCTACTGATGGCAAAAAGGCAACATTTTCATTATGGTATAAAAGGGGAAATCTTGGTGGTTCATTAAGTTCTTATGGTGGTTGTGTTTTTTCTTCAAGCACGCAAAATTTTATTAGTGTAGGAGGAAATGCGGCAAGCGGGTCTGACGAGATTGAACTTTGGTATGGGAATGCTGTATTGGTAAGATCAAATGGAAAGTTTAGAGATCCTTCTGCTTGGTATCATTTGGTTATAGTTTTAGACTCTACGCAAGCAACGGCTGCAAATCGTTGCAGAATTTATCTTAATGGATCAGAAATAACTTCTTGGGCAACCGATTCAAGAACAAACATCACGCAAAATAGTAATCTTAACTATACAGCAAATGGAAGCAATTGCTTGATTAGTGGATATAGCCTTGTTTCAAATTATGGATATTTTGATGGGTATTTAGCTGAATATTATTTGATTGACGGTCAGGCATTATCACCATCCAGTTTCGGCGAAACCGATGCCATCACAGGACGCTGGAAGGCAAGGGCATACGGCGGGACTTATGGTAATAATGGATTTTATCTTTCATTCAAAGATAACACCTCCACCACCACCCTTGGCTATGATGATGCAGGATCAAATGATTGGACGCTAAACAATTTTTCGGTCACCGCAGGCACGGGAAACGACAGCCTTGTGGATAGCCCGACGAATTATGGGACGGATACTGGAGTAGGTGGCAATGTGCGCGGGAACTATTGTACGCTTTCAGCAATTGATTTTGCGGCAGGAGCTAGCGGCTTTACACTTACCGATGGAAATTTAAGATATTCAAAGAGTGGAGACAGCGGAAACTCAAGAATAAAAGGGACCACATTTGTTGGATCTGGAAAGTACTACTGGGAGTACAATATAGGCAGCGTTGGAGCCGCTGGACTTGTAGTTGGGATTGCTTCAACGCAATATAAAATTGGAACTGTAAATGACACTCCATATAGAGGATATAATGCAAATGGTAATAAGGCTTCTGGAGCAACCGCAACATCATATGGTTCTTCGTATACAGCAAATGATGTGATTGGACTTGCTGTTGATATTGACGCTGGGACGCTTGTTTTTTACAAAAACGGAACATCACAGGGAACAGCTTTCACAGACATTGCTGGATCTCAATGGACTGCATTTATTCAGGGTGAGGGTGTTGTTAATTGCAACTTCGGCCAACGCACTTTCGCCTACGCCGCTCCAACAGGTTTCAAAACTCTCTGCACCCAGAACCTACCCCAGCCAACGATCCAAAAGCCGAATAAGTATATGGATGCCTTGACCTACACCGGCACCGGCGCATCCAATGCCATCTCCAGCCTTGGCTTCAGCCCGGATCTGGTGTGGATTAAAAATCGCGGGACGACGACAGACCACGCGCTTTACGACACCACAAGAGGAACGCAGGCGCAAATTTCCAGTAACAGCACTGCGGTAGAGGTTACTAGCTCAAGCGGTCTTACTGCATTTGATTCTGCTGGATTCACTATTGGCACAAGCAGCTTGGTCAACACAAGCGGAACGCAATATGTTGCTTGGTCTTGGGATGCGGGCTCAACCACTTCAACCAACACGTCCGGCTCAATAGCCAGCACGGTTAGAGCGAATCAACAAACTGGGTTTAGTGTTGTGAGTTTTACTGCAACCGGTGCAAATTCAACTGTTGGTCATGGCTTGGGAGTTTCACCAAAAATGATTATTACAAAACCAAGAAATAACGCAAATGATTGGTATGTGTACCATGAGGGATCTGGTGCAAATAAATATCTTGTATTAAACTCAACAACCGGAGCAATTACTGATAATTTAATATGGCAAAATACTTCTCCAACATCTTCAGTATTTTATATTGGTAGCGGAGGATTCCCTAATAATTGGACAGAGATCGCCTACTGTTTCTCCGAAATCGAAGGTTACTCCAAGTTTGGAAGCTACACCGGCAACGGTTCGGCAGACGGGCCTTTTGTGTGGTGTGGTTTTAGGCCGAGATTTTTTTTATGGAAAAGATATAATACAACCGGGGCTTGGAACATTCTTGATACAGCAAGAGATACATTCAATCTTTCCGGCAAAGCTTTATTCCCGCATCTATCAAATGCAGAGTTTTCTGGTTCTGTCATGGATATAAATTCAAATGGAGTTAAGCTTAGGGATTCATCAGCAGATAATAACGCAAGCGGCGGAACCTACATCTTCGCAGCCTTCGCCGAATCACCCTTCAAATACGCCAGAGCAAGATAGGAGACCATATGTGGATCACATCAACCAATAACATCATCCGCCAACCCCAAGGCATCCGCATCGGCGATGTCAACCATCCGGCCAGCATCTTCTGGTGCTGGAGCAAGGAACAGCTTGCCCAGATAGGGGTCAAGCCCTACCACCCAGCCAGCGTACCCGCTGGCGAAAGGGTCACAGGCGCGTATACTGAGGAGGTGGATGGCGAGGTGTACGAGCGTTTTAACACCGAGCCGATCCCGCAACCCGAGGAGCCAGTAAATGACCCTGTCTGAAATAGCCCAATACGCCGGTGAGAAGGTCGGAAAGACCGACTCCGAAACGCTGACCTTCCTCCAGAAAGCCGCAAGCTTGGCTTACCGCCGGGTCTGGAACTTTGCCCCGTGGCGCGAGACTGTCACAAGTTCTACCTATTCGGTTGGAACCAACCGTACCATCACGCTTGGAACCAACGTGGAGACTCCGCTCTCCGTATCCTATGACCAATCCGAAGTTGAACCCATCGACCTTGCCACCATCATCAGTCAAGACGCTGATCTGCTCGAAGACACCCGCACGGGTACTCCGGTGCTGTATCACTTTACTGGTAGAAATACTAGCGGAATTGCACAGCTTGATCTGTATCCGCGATTGGAAACTGCTGGGACGATAAGCCTGCGCGTGGTGGAGAAGCTGAAATGCCTAACCCGCACAAACATTGTCGTGGATTTTCCGCCGACCACTCAGGCGCTTGACGACGAGCTTCGCCTGCCGCACGTTCATCAGGTCGTTCTTTCCCTGACCCATGCGGACGCGCTGGAGCGTGAGCGCCAGTATGCCAAGGCCCAGACCGTTGTGCAGACTGCCAACGCCGATCTTGCGGCGATGGCTAACTACGAGCTTTCGCAGGTTGGCGGGATCAAACAGATAACGCCGTCAAGCTTGGGCGATCTTTCCATCGAGGAAATCTCGTCCTCCTAATGCCATACTACTCGGACAACCTCGACGACCTATTGGCGTTTGACGGCATCCGCAGTTTTGCGGGTGGTCAAGCCAGCGGTCTGCAATCAGACCTGCTTGCTGCCAATCAGGTGCAGGAGATGTACAACATGACCCTGTCGCCCAAGGGTAGTCTTGAAACTCGTTTGGGCGCAGAGGCGTTTTGCTCCACGGCCACAAGCGAGCTTGGCTCAATTGGAGGCTTTCGCTTCTTTGACACGGCGCAGTACGAACAGGTTGTCACAATCACGCAGGGCAGGCTTTACACGATTGACTCCAACGGCAACGCCGACCTGCACCCGCCGGACGAAACTTGGAGTCAGGTCAACCGCACCTTTGGAAGCGAAGTGCAATTTTGGGCGGACGGGTTTTCTGAAGACATTGACGTTAAGATTTCGATGGCGCAGTTCAATGACAAGATGTATATGGCCGACGCCAACGGCGACCTGTTCTATTGGGATGGTCAGATTGCCCAGAGGCAGGGTGGCAAAGTAAGGGCGATTACGGTTACGACCGGAGGATCGAACTACACAAGCGCAACCGCCATTGTGACCGGGCCAAGCTGGGGTGGATCTTTGCCAACGCTGACAACCACGGTGGCCGGAGGAGCCGTTACCGGCGTGGTTGTGGTTGACGGTGGGTCTGGGTACTCGGCAACACCCACGGTGACAATCGTGGGCGATGGCTCCGGGGCAACGGCAACGGCAACGGTTAGTCCGCCACCTCAAAACTTGCGTTTGCTTATTAATACCGGCAACCGCCTGTTTGCGGTTGGTTCTGGCGCATACAGAAACACGCTTTACGCTTCCGATATTTTGGATGCCTCCATTTGGGATGCGTCAAACTCAATCATTGTAAACGCTGACGATGGCGATGAAATCACGGCCATTGTCCAGTACTACCAGAATCGAATCATTGTTTTCAAGAAACGCCGAATCTTTCAGGTCACAATCCCGCCGGATGCTACATCCGGGGCGGATTGGACGGTTGAGCTTATCTCAAACAATGTTGGATGCGTTGCCGAGCAGACAGCCGTACAGGTTAGTTCCGACATCTTTTTCCTTGCCGATGATGGAATTAGATCGCTGGTAAGGTCTGCTGCCGACGACTTCACCTCGGTTGGCTTGCCAATTTCCGAGGTGGTCAAGGATGTCATTCAGTCAATCAACACGGCGGAGATTGGGATTGCGTCCGCCCTGTTCTATGACAACCGCTACTTCCTAGCTATTCCAACCGAGGCCAACGACTACAACGATACGCTTTTGGTGTACAATACGGTTCTAAACGCTTTCGAAGGTACTTGGTCGCCGCAGGTTATGCAGTTTACCCTGAGCAACTTTGACGGCGAGGGCGTGCGTGCCTTAGGCAAGGCAACAAATGGTGTGATTTTAAGATATAACGGTCATAAAAATCCTTCACAAGTCACCTCCGCAGATTATCAGGATGCAGGAGTCAGCTATCAGTCCTATGTCCGCACGAAGGATTTCGACTTTGGCGATCCGTTTGCAGAGAAACACGGCAGTCACTTTGAGGTGGTTTTTGACGACTCATTTTCTACCGACACGACCATCTCCATTCAACGGGATATAGACGTTGGCGATATTGATGTTCAGCCAAATCTAAACCCATCCAGCGCGGCCTTAACGCTTGAGTTCCAGTTGCCGGCAGTGTTGCCATCTTCGGTAAAGAAGAGGATTGCCAGCGATCTCAGGGCATACCAAAAATGGCGCCTTCTGAATATCAAGATTACAAGCGCGGCAAATAAACTCGCCATCCGCCAAATCACGGCTGCGGCCAACCCAGACACTATAGAGGTTCAGAAGAACATTTCATGACGGCGGTAGAGTTTATCGAGGCTTCCGGCGTGCCGGAGTCAATGTGGCCCAACTTTAGGGAGTGGTTTAACTGGCATTCCGAGCGTGGTTTGGTAGGTGTAGCCAAGGATGGGGATGAGGTGGCTGGGGTAGCCATTGCTAGGTGCATTAAGGGCATGGAAGCCCCTGAGCCTTATGAACATGACGAAGCGGGAGAGAGTGTATTCGTTGACTTGACCGTATGCTCAATTGATGGTAAAACTAACCCCCTGAGCCGCAAGGCTCTCAAATGCCTGCTGAGTATACTTTGGGATAGATTCGGTCCGCGCAGGAGGATCACCTTTAAGCGCAACGGTACATACAAGGAGTACGACTACTACAATTTTATGCGAAAGGCACTAAGCTAATGGGCGGCGGACCATCCATCCCGGCGCCTCCTCCCCCTCCCGACCCCATGAAGTCGGCGCAGGCTAATGCGCTATTTTATCGTTCCTCGCTCGAAACCTACATTGAAAAGGCGCCGGACATCGCTGCCTTGGAAAATGCGCTTCGGATCAAGTACCAGCCCGAGCAACGCCAGCTAGAGCGTCAATTGCAGGCATCCGACCAGTTGGCTCAGGTGCAGGCTGGCTTACAAATCGAGCGCCAGTACGGACCGCAGCGTACGCTTGAATCACTTCGCCGGCAGTACGAATATAGCCCGCAGGCTTTTGCACTGAACCGTGCGCTTGGCGATCAGTACACCCGCCAGTTCGAGCGTCTCTATGGATCTACTCCGTACGGAAGCGTCGAACCGCAGGTTATGATGGGCGGTGGAGGGGTTCCTGCCGCGAGCTACACACCGGGAATTACTCCTGCCATCGGAGCGCCTGCGTTCAGCACGAATATTGAAGATGTGATCGCAAGGAACGAGGCGGCGAAGAAGATTACCACGGAAAAATACAAGAAGGGCGAGATTTAGTATGGCAGCGATAGGCAAATACGGTCCCACGCCAAGAGAGCGAGAGATAAACGCCATGAACTCTCTTGTAAGATATAAATTAAACGACGATGGAACGGTTGAGACTATAACCCCTCCAGAGCGAAACGGAGGGTCAAGAAATTATACTCTTGGCTATGCGGCATCAACTCCTTCCGTAAATGCATACAAAAAAGCCGTTAAGGGCGATAATGTATTTAAGACGCTTTTAGAGGCACAGAATGCTGCATCAAAACAACAAAACCAGCAGAGTGCAAAATTAAGGGAAACTTACGAACAACAGCTGGCGGATCTCGCAAACCGAGAGGGGCAGTATAATACACTTGCAGACCAAATCGCTGGCCTTACCGGAGGGGTGCGTCGCGGTGGAGGAACAGACTTGAACCAAGCACTTACTCAACTTAGCTCTGGCAGGAACTACGGCGCTTCCGATCTTGGAACGAAACTTAACTTCCAAGTCTCCGACCAACAGATTTTGGACGACTACAATTCTACCCGCCTCGGCCGGCTGAACCGCATTGTCGAAGACGGAACCGCCCAGATCGCCGGCATTCAAAGTCGGCTTGCGGCCTCAGAAGAATTGCTGGCTGGTTTGCCGTCAGGCGATCCTCGACGTACGTCCGCCAAGGTTTCCATCGACCAGTTAAAATCAGACCTTGCCAGCGTGCAGGGTGCGGTTACCAAGGCGAGCGAGCAGGTAAAGAATTACAAGCCTATCACCGCTGATAGCGAAGATGGCCTGAAAGAAATCACGTCCTTCCGCGAATTTGTCAAGCTGCCCGAAGAGCGCGCTGGCGAACAACTCAGGCAAATCGACCCAGAATCCTACAAGACCGCAGTTGGTCTCGGACAACGCTATCGTCAGCTTGCGACGGAAGAGTTGCCTGCGACGACGACTCCGCAGACCGAGCAACTACGCAACACTATCGAGCAGGAAGCACTTAACCAGCTTCGCCTTGGCTCGACCTTGGGAGCCGAGGAAAGGCGTGGATACGAACAGGCCGTGCGTGCCGCCCAGACCGCCCGTGGCAACATCTTCGGCCTTGGACCGGCAGTGCAGGAAGCGGCGCAGTTGGGTGCCGCCGGGGAACAACGCAAGCTTGCGCGTTACGGGGCGGCGCAGCAGTTCTTAGCTTCCGGCGAAACGACCGGAGGCGCTTTGCAACGCGATCTTGCCTTCCGCGATGCTCTCACCCGCGAACGTCTTGGCGCTGCTTCCGGCTTCTTGGCGGGTGGCCCAAGCTTGGCAAACCTCGCCCAGCAGCGCATCGGCCAACAACAGGCGCAGTTCCAGAACTATATCAACGCAAACGTGGCCCAACCCGGGCAGTTCAACGTGCAGGCCAATCAGGTTCCGTTCTATCAGACCGCAAGCCCTGAGATTCCGGTTCAGCTTGCTGGCAATGCGGCCAGCATCTATAACACGATGCAGAATGCGCAAGCGAGCATGTATGGATCTCAGGTCGGTGCGATTGCCAGCACCTACACAAGTCCGTTCCAAGCCTTCGGGCAGGTTGCTTCTGGTATTGGTAGCATGCTGACGCCGTTCAAGATGTCCTAATATCATGGCCGACAGAATCTCATACGGACCCATTACGCTCTACGAGAGCGACGCGTATAAGGCTAGGAAGCAGGCAGAGCTAGAAAAAGACATGCTCGAAAGGGAGCAGGCTGCGCTTAATCTTATGGAGGCGCGTCGCAAAGACCCCGAGTATCAAATCCAACGCGCAGGCGAGCTTGCGCAAAGGTCTTTGGAAGTTGAGCAGGATTTGGCATCGCAGCGCGGTCTGGCCGAAAGGCTAGGAACACGCGCTGCCAATGTTCGGGCTGCTGCAACTCCGTTACCGGCCGGTTCTGCTGGCCCGGTCATGCCGGAGGATCTTGCGATCTCAACCGGGCAACAGTTGCTCGAACAGCAGGATTTAGCCCGCGCCCGTGTGGCGCGTATTGGCGGCGAGCTTGAGGCAATTCGCAAGCAGCGCGAGGGTCTTGAGGGATCGGTTAATCTTGGGGAATTCTACGGCTCCGCTCCGGCAAGCGATACAACCTCGGTAGCCAAAAGGCGTTATCAGGAGACGACCAAGTTGCTTGGCGACCTTGACGCGGACATTAAGAATTCGCGCACGCCGGAAGAGGCTTCTGCCAAGGCGGCGGCCGCCAAGGAAATCAAGCCTTGGTTTAACCTCCAAACCAAGCGCGAGCTTGATAATACGCTAAAGGTTCGTGGGCTAGATGGATTCGCGCCAGACACGGCAATCGCAAAGGACATGCGCGAAAGAACCGCAGGGATGGTTAACTCGGTAAGCCAAATCAACGCCCTGCTTGCGCTTGGAGATGAAGCCGACAGGATCAAGCGAGAACTTCCGTCCAATCTTCAGGGCCAAGCATTGTTGCGCGTACAGCGTCGCGCTGATCTGATCAGAACTCCTCTCGTCGCAAGCTTGCGCGTTCCTCTTACCGGTGGCGGTCAGTTGAGCGATGCAGAGCGCGAATTCTTGCAGGCAGCCGTTGCCAACCCGACCGACTTTATTAACTTTGCCTCAAGAGACAGGCTTATCGAACTTAGCCGAGTTGTAAAGCGCGACTTTACCACAAGGGCAAGGGCTGCTGGATTTAATGTAAACAGCCTGCAACCAGTGTTTGACGCATACTCCGACCCAGAAGATATCGACGTTGCCGGACCGAAAATAACTCTTGCCGCCCCAGAGGCCGCCGGCGAAACAAGACGTGCGCCTGCAATGCCATCATTTGATAGCGAAGAGGCAGCCAGAGCGGCCGGATACAAAGACGGTGATTTGGTTAATATCGGTGGAGTAATGGGAACACTGGAGCCGTAAGATGGCGTTTAAACCACTAAGCGAAGAAGAGATTAAGTTAAGGGAATCCAAGGCCGGATCTGAGCCGATCGACGGCCAAAAGGATCGTTCTTTTGCGCAAACCGTAGGCAGGGAATTGGCCCTGATTGGAAGGGCTGCCGCAACCCCTGAAACTGTCGGGATGGCGGCCGGTGCGCTTGCAGGTCTTCCGATGCGTGCGCCGGGTGCTGGCGCACAGGCGGGTGGAGTTGCGGGTCTCATCACAAACATTGGATCAGAAATTTACAAGGCTCTTAGCGGAGATCCAAACGCAAGAAGCGTTAACGATATTCTGGAAGAAGCTAAAAACGCTATTGGATTGCCTAAGCCTGAAACTGGCGCAGAGCGCTTGCAGGAAAGGGTAATTCAGGGTGCGACCGCAGCCATCCCGGGGGTACAGGCTGGACGCATGCTTACAGCAGCAGCTAAAAGCCCCGCTCTTCGTGCAGTTGGTCAGGAGCTTGCCCGTTCTCCGGTAGTTCAGGGCGCTTCGGCTGCTTCGGGAGCAGCCGCAGGAGCGATTGCGGAAGAGCAGGGCGCCGGTCCTGTTGGGCAGACGGTTGCGACACTTGCAGGAGGATTAGCCCCGGGATCGGCCGCACGCATGGCGGAAGTTGGCAGAAAAGCCGCAGAATTTGGCGTTAGCAAGTCGCTTGTTCCGGCGATATCTTTGGCCGGTGCAACAGAGCCTACTCGGGCCGCAACGATCAGATTATTTAGGGGCGGCAAGTCTCAGGAGGAACTCGCGAAAACTCTTGGCGAATTCAGGGCGGCAGGGACTACTCCTTCTGTTGGTCAAATGACAGGTTCCGCAAACATCCAACAACTTGAAAGCACCGCAGGAAGATTCCCAAGCGCATTCGCTACAATGCGTGAAAAAGCATTCACGCAACAACAGGAAATTGGTGAAAGGGTGCAAGAACTTCGCGGTCAAATCTCAAGGGTTAAAGAGCCTTATATTGTTGGTCGTGGAGCCAAGAAGGGATTCACGGAGGTTTTTGTGCCACGCGCAAGGGCTACTCAAAAGGCGCTTTACGATAAGGCAGATTCACTAATACCTCCGGCTCTTGTGCGCATACAACCTACTCGCACGCAGCAAGCACTTGATGACGTGCTTCAAAGATTTAGGGATACACCAGAGCTTAGGACCGAGCTTGGCAATAAGCAGTTAATGTCGATACAAGACGCGATTGCAGGCGGGAAAAACGAGCTGGGCGAAATACCTCTTTCGACCATGCGCGATCTTAGGGCTTGGGCCGGAGAGAAACTTTCAAACGTTGATCTCACGCCAGATTTTCCCCGGGCGCAGGTTAAGGCGCTATACAAGGCGCTTTCGGAAGACTTTGATTCGGCCGTTTCTGGCTTCGATAAAACAAAGCAAGCATTTGATAGGGCAAATAACTTTACCCGCGCATTTCACGACCGAATGGATATGGTTCAGGATACCCTTAGCCGTAACAACCCGGACGAAATTTATCGCAATATCCTTAGCAATGCTGCCGAAGGCCCGACAAAACTTACCGCGATGCTGCGCTCAATTCCGAAGGATGACCAAAAGGCCGTGGTTTCCGCCTTCGTCAATCGCATGGGTCGAGTTGCTCCGGGGATGCAAGACGAAACCGGCGAATTATTCAGCAGCCGAACTTTCCTTACTAATTATAATAAGCTAGACAAGGCATCTAGGCAGGTGCTGTTCGGTCGCTTTGGCAGCAAGTTCCAGCAGGATTTACAGAAGATTGCGACTGTCGCAGACAAGATCGACAAGGCTTCTCAGGTTCTCGCCAATCCTCCGGGTACGGCGGCTGCTGGCGGAGCTATTGGTTCTGCAATGGCCGTTGGGGGTGGTGTAGCAGCAGGCAAGTTTGGCTTTGCCAGTGGTGTAATTGGTACTCTTGTTGGGGCAAGGCAGGCCGCAAGACTTTATACAAATCCTAAATTTGTTGAATGGTTGGCAGGAAATATCGATAAACCAATTTCCAGAGCATCAGGTGTTATCGGTGCGCTGTCTACCATTGCGAGCGATACAGATGACCCTGACATGGCCGCCTTCGCGGAAGAACTTAAACAGGAGATGGTCAGGCGAGACGTGGAGGGACGATAATGGCCGCCCCACAACTGTCATCGAGGCTGCCCAAAAAGATTGACGAAAGGGTTACCAACGACGCTATCAGGGATGAGGTTGGCAAGAAGTATTTTGGTTTCTCGGACATGGCGAGTGGTAGTTGGGCCGGCGGGGAGAAGGCACAGCAAAAGGTTGACATCGCAGAGAGAATGCGGTCTGCTGCAAGGTTTAAGGATCTGGAAGGAGACATTATGCAAAGACAAATAAGAAGCTCGATCGAATCCTCGCCGTCGTTTGTTGGCCCCAAGATGCCTGACGCCGGTGGTGGCGTGTTCTCCGGCAGTCTTTTCGACGCCGCCAAGAAGACCCTTAATTGGGAGGCTCGCCGCGACAAGCAGGGCAATCTAGCCGTTTACCCTCTGCCGAGCGGAGACATGGGCGGGACTTACGAGGTGGCCGGGATCAACGACAAGTATCATCCCGAGGCCGCAAAGACTTTGCGCGATCTGCCGCCGGAAGAGCGCGAGGCTTATGCGCTTAATTATATCGTGAAATATACTGAGCCGGTTACATCCAAGTTGCCAGAAACCTACCGGCCTTTCTTTCAGGATCTAGCCTTTAATCGCGGTCCGACGGGATCGGTTAAGTTTCTCCAGAGGGCAATGGGATTAAAGGACGACGGCGTGCTTGGTCCCGTAACGCTTGACAAGTTGAAACAGGAAAACCCCGCTGACCTTATGCGCAGGGTAAGCCTCGAGCAGTTGAATTACGAGCGCCAACTAAAGGCAAAGGACGCAAGGCGCGAGAAGTTTTACCCGGGGCTAGAAAACCGGGTTATGAATCGCAATGCTGCCTTCGGGCAGTTCAGGGCTTCCGCATAGAAGCGGATACCCCGGGCGAAGTAACCACATAGGACGGCTTGGCATCGTTAAGCCTGAAGAATGCCCCCTGAGTTTGCCATAC